ACTAGCGTTAGCGACGAGCGGGTACGGGAGGCGTTCGAGGCGGACATCACCATCACGCTACAGGACTGTGAGAAGCTGTATCCAGATTTTGCTGAGTTGCCGGAAGAGGTGCAGCTAATCATCGCCAACATGCTGTTCAATATGGGACTGCCACGCCTGTCCCGCTTCCGCAACATGAAGGCTGCGATTGACGACAGGGACTGGCACAGGGCTGCGGATGAGATGCAGGACAGTTTGTGGTATAACCAAGTGACGGCACGGGCTGACAGGCTCGTCGAGCGTATGCGCAATGTTTAGTGTGGAGTCTTACATGCCTTATTCCAAATATTCCCCGAAGCAAAAGAAGCTGGCAGCTATGGCCAAGCCTCGCAAGAAAATCACTGGTGCTGACCTGAAGAAGGCCACCAAGATGAAGAAGAAGAAGTAATGGCCAAGACTCCGGCATGGCAGCGCAAGGAAGGCAAGAACCCGAAGGGTGGCTTGAACGCCAAGGGCAGGGCTTCCGCCAAGAAGCAGGGCATGAACCTCAAGCGCCCTGTCAAATCTGGCGACAACCCGCGCCGTGCCAGTTTCCTTGCACGAATGGGTGGCATGAGAGGGCCGGAGCGTGATGCGAAGGGCAAACCTACCAGGCTCCTGTTGTCTCTCAGGGCATGGGGTGCAAGCAGCAAGGCTGACGCAAAGAAGAAGGCAGCAGCTATCTCAAAGCGGAACAAGGCCAAAAAGTCCAAGAAATGAAACCGCGCAACCCGCAAGCCCGCAGCCTGACAAGCAAGCTGTTCAAGCCTCGCGTGGTGAAACCCAAGAAGGGCAAGGGTAGTTACTCCCGCAAAAAAGAACCCCGCCGAAGCGGGGCTTAGTGGCTAGGCGGCGATGCCCCCGGCATCTTTTGCCGCTTTCGCTAGGGAGAAACTGTGTCGTCTTGAGTTTTGTCTGTCATACTCTCCAATGCCTCAAGGATTATGCGCTGTATCGCCTCTGAGATTAAGCCCGTGCGTGTCTCTTCATCCATCTCGAGAACAACAACAGCACCGCCGTCTTCCAACTCAATGTAGTCCGCAACCTCAAGTTTCATTGTGGCTTGCCCCTTTATCCTAGTGCGGGAGACCTCTACAACTGTACTAAGAGGCCACCCGCATAACTTTATGCTATCCTCCAGATTCTGTATCCTGTACCGTTAGGCTCCTTGCGTGAACGGTACTTCATACCTCTGTGGTACATAGCCCCGCGCACCTTCTCGTAGTCCGCTTCTGTGGTCGCAGCTAGGCAGTCCCCGACCTCCATCTGGTCCAGGATATTCCACTTGTCCCGCTTTGCACCGGGTATTGGTATGCCTTTTTCAAGTATCACCTGACCGCACTCTTCGCATCTTTGCACTACACCCTCCTTGCAAGTCATGGCATAGGATATGTCTGTTGCCATTCGCAATCCACGTTCCATCCATGACATAATGTTCCTTGCCGCAGAAAGCACAGCTAACCTTTCTCGTGTCTTTCTTCTTGGTTCTCGGCCCTCTTTTCTTCACGTTGGGCCTCCAATCCGGCTTTGAGGAAGCGCTCGGCCATCCAGAGAAGCTGCGTCGAGTTCATATCCCTGTAGTGGGACACGCCGTCGATGCTTACCAGCAACCCGTCTGGCCGAGGCACTACCAAGACTGATTTAGAATGGGATGTCATCATCCAGAGACATCTTCGACTTACGCACAGTTTCCTGCACTCCAATGGCTTCGGCAACTTGCCTCATGCCACCCTGCGACACGTCATCAGCCACGCTGTCGGTTCCAGTGTACTCTACTGGCTGCTCGACTTTCAGCGTGATGCTGCCGTCGTCATTCTCGTACACGCGCACAGAATACTGCACATCATGACGCAGATGCACGTCAGCCGGTGCGCCGTCCTTGTACGGCGTCCACTTGCTGTTGCCGTACTTGGCGGCACCCTTGTCGTTGGGCCACGCCCGGAACTGCGTGATTGGTTTCCATTGTCTAGCCATGATTAACCTCCAAGGCTCTGTTCGTGCTTTTCAAAGAGTTCAAAAAGCGCCTTAGCACGTTCAGGATTACGCTTCTTGACCGCCATGATTTGATGCTTGTTCTCAGCAAACAAGTTGTGAACACCACCAACCATCTGAATTTTCTCCAACCTGGACTTCATCTGAATGTACAACTGACGGTCAGATTCGTCGTAGGCATCGGGCGGCGTCTCAACAGGGGATGGAGGGTTCCCACCGGAGTCGCCGCCCGAACTGGATTCCTCCAAGTTCTGCTGCTTGCGTGGCACAGCCTCCATTTCATTAGCACTGGCGTATTCACCACCGGACAGACCGATGCTTGCCAGCGCCCTGCCAATGGCCGAGGTTTCACAGTTCTCCAAGGCGCTTGTCTTGTTGACGTTGCCTTGGCCCCTGATTTCCTCAGCCATCCCTGAGCCGACGATGAGACCATTATTGTCTGTAATAACGGCTTTTACAACCACACGTTGCCCATCATCAACAAGAATGTCAGTGTCCACGCCGCAGTCCATTCCGAACACGGTCCTGAACGCCTCCATGCGATGCACAACTTGGGTATATTTCTTGCCCCCTCGTTGCGCTATGCCGTGGGTCTTGTGCAACTCAGACACAAGGCCCATCGCGTCAATCATCTTGCTCATTTTTGTTTCTCCATTTCCCCAGCAAAATCCCAGACACGTTGTATGTCGCGGTAAAGCTGGTCGTGTTCACCTACAGTGTATCTGCCAGTCTCTGATGCGAGGCTTCTTCTCATGTAGTCGAGATGCTGCTCCGCTGCGGACAAGACTTGCAACAAACTAGCCGTGTCATTCCTCATCTGTTACCTTTCTATTGTGCAAGTGGTCGGCCATGAGGTGCATGAAGACAGTCCAAGCCGCCTTCATGTCACTCATCTCTGTCTGCAACTCGACCATCCGCTTCTCAAGACGGTCAAGCTGCTGCTGTAGTTCGCCAACGTCAGGCATTGGCTGCTTTGGGCAATGTGCGCCCGTCAATGCGCCAGACACGGAAGCCCTCAGGCGAGCGCCGCGAGGCATACGGGCGGTTGTTCTTCCAGAGTGTCTTGATGACACGCCTATAGATGACTTCATTAGGGCAAAGCACGCTGTCACCGGGCTTCATCTTCAAAGCAATCTGGCTTTCAACGCTCATCTCACGGCCACGGCCATGTCCACGAGCAGGTACAGGAATGTTAGTTTGGATTTTGAGTGTCATAGCTAAAACCTCCATGTTTCTCTAGCTATTTTCAGGATTTCAGGGCCGTGTCGCCCCGCGATTTGACCAAAGTCCGGCTGGACCAGGCCAAACAGGGTTGCCCAATTCTGGTTCGCAGCTTTGAGCAAGTTCTGTTGCACCACCCAGCGGCGCACTACGTCTTGGTAGGTGGCTTCGAGAGCCTCCGGCCTCAGTGCGTCACAGTTCTCGGCGGTAACGATGTTGTATCCCGCTGGCGTCACAAACAACAGTCCGGGCGCATCGCCTGTGGCCTTGTTGTAGACCGCCTGTTGCATGATTTGCTGGGGAGTGGGTTCTGTCTTGGGCTTGGGGTTGCGCCAAGTGCGGGTGCCATCCTTCTTGGGCGGGTTCCGCAGCGGCAGACTGCACTTCAGGTCAATCTGTCTGCCAGCACCCGTGAAGTCTTGGAACAGGATGACGGGGACATCCAGCTTTTCCTCGTTGTAGAACCGCTGGTACTCGCCCTCGAAGTCAACGCCTTCATAGAATACCTTGATGCCTTCAACAGCGTATCTCGCCATCTGCGGGATGACTTCTTTGAAGTGGTGGTATTCCTCTGCATCCTTGCCTCCGTCCCAGTCACGCGGCTTGTAAAATTCAAACTTTGTCATGCCACGGCTAATGGCCTCGTCCAAATCCATAGGCTCTTTACGCCCGTAGATGGGGCTGTACTCATGGACGCCCAGTGCCATGTCGGCTATGCTTTGTACTATCTGGCCAGCACGAGGCCGCGCAGCAAAGGGGAAGTTCATCTTGTGTTCTTTGCGTAGGTACAGCTTCAACACATGCTCATCAATCGGCTGCGTTGCGCCGGATGCGCTGACGTGCTGCCGCCCAAAGAACAGGCTGTAATCAGGAATTTCTTTTTGCATAACACCCTCCATATCCCCGTTCTAACCATCATCAACACAGGTGTCAACTATGTTTATTGTTTTTGATTCGGATGAATTGTTCGACTGCGCCAAGTGCGAGGGCAAAGGCGTGATTCCTATTGACTTGTATGAGCATGGGGAAATAGGGTTCGACGTTACCCGCAGCTACTCATGGGAGTGCGGTGTATGTGGAGGCGAGGGCAAGGTAATGCCCTATTTTGAAGTTGAGTATGACTCTGAGGCCAGCGATTGATTGTCTGTCGGTATGCACATTGTGATGACGATGTGCCGCAAGACTGGTTTGTTTCTCCGCTACACGGCTGGCATGGGGCCAAGGGATATGTGTTATGGAGCAGAGACATGACTAATGGACGCGCAAAGGGCGCACAGTTTGAACGCGATGTGGCCCGCATGTGCTACGACTCGCTCGGCTTCGAGGCGAAACGAGACCTAGAGCAATACAGGAGCGGTGACCGGGGTGACCTGATTGGTGTGCCGGGCTGGGTCATTGAGTGCAAACGCTACGCTTCGGGCCATAGCTATAGAGAAGAATGGTGGCAACAGGTGACCAAGGCGGCTGATGCTGCCATGTGTGAGCCTGTTCTCATCTACAAGTTCGACCGCCAGCCTATCCGCTGTGTGGTTTTTCTGTCGGCTATCAACCCTGATTTTTGGGGCAAGGCCGACACCGCCACGATTAGCTTTGAGACGTGGTGCATGATTGTCAGGGAGGGATTGACAGATGAAGACCGCCGCACAAATGAGCATGGAAGAGTTCCGCAACCTATTGTCAACGGTCACGGCCCCGCCTGACATACCGCCGACACCGCCTGGACGTTACCAACGCAAGGTAAAGCCTACGGCAGCGCAGCAGCCGTTCTGGAACAAGCGCAAGAAGGGCGTGAACAAGCGGCCTAAGCTCCGTTCAGCTTCTCGCACTTGAAGTGGGCTTGCATCGGCACGGGGAACAGCGGGATGACTGCGGAAGCCATCTCCACGCCCCGTGCGTAACACTCTGCCTCTGTCTTTTTCAAGCCTGTGGTGTCTTCAAAGAGGGCGCAGTTATTGGGCTGCCCTATCACACACACCAGTACGAGCGTCTTGAACATGTCAACGCTCCTTTCTCTGCCAGCCTAGCATAAAGGGTGGGCATATTGCTAATCGCCCCCTTCCCATGTCGGCGGTGTGTGGTCCGGCCCGTAAAACTCTTCCGGCATCTTGTTGCTTTTGGCTAGGTTTTCTTCTGCGGTAATCACTTGCAGGTTCCACGGCACGTTTAGGCCACATACGCAATCATCACGCCCGAATAGCGGGTAGTAGTGGTCGAGGTGGTGCTTCTCGCCCGTCTCTATCTCCATCTTTCTCAGCAAGGAATATTTCGCATGGAAGTGATGCGGCCTTAGCCCGCGCAAGGTGGCTTGCTTTAGTCGTTCCTGCCTACGCTTTGACGCTTCGTATGCCGCCTTGTTGACTCGTATTGGCTTGGCGCGGGTTCCTTCAAACAGGTAATCCACCTCCATGCCTTCCGAGATTTCTTTTAGGAACATCAGCCGCAGCCCTATGCGACCAGGACTTTCACCTCTGGGCTTGCAGATGGCTTCGACACGGTTGTAGTAGTCATCATCGACATACATGCGTAGCTTGTGGACAGTCTGGTATAGCTGCTTGTGTTCCGTCCTGACGAACAGCAAGTCGCATGGTGTGCTGTATGTGTCACCGACCATGCCGCCATAGTTTTTCTTTGCCAGCAGCTTATAGAATATGTCCGGCTCATGCCGCCCTATGTTGTGGGCCTCCGTCAGCCCTCCGACTTTCGGCACATATGGTTTTAATGTGCTGATTTTTGATGAGATGCCGGGCTGGTTGCTCTTAGTGTTGTACACCACAAAGTATTCATCAAACTTGGCTAGGTAGTTCTCCGGCAAGTCATCTGCCGCACAGCCTCGCTTAAACTTGGCGACAATGGCCTCATGCCCAGCGATGTTGCGGGCCTGTGTCCACGTGAAGTCTTCCCGGTCTGGCTGTTTCTTTGTCTGGGTTTCCATGTCTGTGCCTCCTCTTTACAGACGGTTAAAAATGTGATATTTGAGTTCCTCATTGTCACGCGGCAGACATGTAACTGCCGTGTCATTGCTGTCGCAGTGTCATTGCTGTCACAGAAGCAAAACAAATCTATTTCTATAAAAGGCATGGCCTAGTCATTGCTGATGCAGTACTGCTCCAGCAATGACATTGCTTAAGCAATGACATTGCCAGAGATTTTTTAGATTTATTTTTGTTCCAGTTCCAACGCTTGCAACGCCAGTTCTACAGTGCGCGGGATGTCATGTTCTCCGCTTTCGTAATACTGGACGGTACGCCTAGCCAAGCCTAGTCGTTCGGCAAAGCTCTGCTGCGTATAGCCAAGCATTTCTCTGCGGTGTTTCAAATCCTGCGCCGTCACTTGTCCGACCCCCAGATTTCCTTCTTCTCAATCCAGTGCGGCTCTGATGCGTCCACCACCTCGGCAATGGCCCAGTTATCTAGGCTATATTCGCCCGGAACATAGCTGTTCTTTTGCTTCCTCTCTATGATGGCTTGCGCTTCCTCTATGGTGTCTGCCAGCTCGTAGTCGTCTTGGTAGTTTGGTTCGCCATAGCTGCGCTTGAACGCCATCGTTGTCACGATTATGAACATGTCTAGTCCTCCTTGCTGCTGATGTAGATGTTGTGGCTTTTGATGAGCCAGCCCACCCGGTCGATGCTGTCCCGGACTGCGGCCCGCCATTCCTTGTCCCACACGTCAGGCGGTGCCTCGTCCATCAAGTCCAGCATGTCACTGGCTGCTTGCAGTACCTCAACAAAGGCCCGTCGTTGGCTTTGGTTAATCATGTGCATGTCTTCACCTCCTATTCTATGCCAGCCAGCTTTGCGAAAAGCTGCCAGCCCCAACCGTCAGGGCCTGTCAGAAAGCCCCAGATGAACAGCCCGGCCAGCGTGATGCTGGCCAAGGCTTCGAGGATGATTGCAAGGCGGCTCATTGTGTTGCCTCCTTCATGTAAAGCTGACAGCGGCGCATGGCTGACGTTAGGTCTGCCATTGCCCAGTCGAGAATGTCAGACCGTACGTCGCCGGTTTCATGCAGCTCGGCTTGTGCCGTTGCCATGGCATAGAGCGCACGTTGCGCCCTGGCCTCTGACAGTGACGCCGGCATAGTCGGCTGGCGTTGCGCCTTGTGTCTTGTGTTGTCCATGTCTATACCCTCCCGTAAAGTGTCAGCCATGCGATGCTAATGCGCTGGCCCATGTTGTTTGAGTACTTGGCGACGCACTGCCCGCCATGGCCTATCATGTCACCGCTTTTGTGCGGGTCTTGGGTGTGCGGCTCCAAGGTTATGCCGCGCTCGTTGCACCAAGCCTCAAAGCTGTCCCATTCCTGAAACTCCAGCCTACGCATGCGCCCCTCGCTGTTGCCGGTATACTTGCACCAGTCCGGCGTGGTAACCGCGTTGGAATTCAGTGTCTGCCGGGTCAATCTGGAACATGTAAAGCGCATCTTCTAAGTCATAGACTTGTCCCTTTGCCACTTCCAGCTTGGCGGCGTGAATGCCCCGGATATAGTCGCGGTTCAATTCGACAATCTTTCCCATTTCTAAGCCCTCTCCTAATGGGTGATGAATGCGACGGGCTTTGAGGCTTGCCAACACAAGCCGCATGCGCCGCATGATGGGGCCAGCGTTTCTTCACCCTTCTTGGCAAGCTGGCCGGTTGTCTTGCTGATTTGCGTTGGACAGGTGAAAGCCTGTTTAGACGCCAGCAAGTCTTGTGTGCGCTCATCGTCTGCAGACAATGCCGCAAAACTGTCATTAAATGAGCCAGAGAAACGGACAGCCCACCGGATGCCGCATTCATGGCGCAAGGTGGCCAATGCCTGGCCAATGGCCCGCTCTTGGCTGTCAACAGCGTCAGGTTGGTTGGCCGTGTAGCCATAGACATGCAATGCCGGAAACATGCCAAGCCATTTTGCCCATTGTGCGACATAAGCGACGGAATAGAAGTCGCCAAGGACATGCAACCGCACTAAAAAGCCATTCGGGTGCTTGGCTTGGTAATGCGCCAAGTCTGCCTCTATCTGCTGCAGCAAGGCATCGTCTGCCTTGTACCGCGTCGCGTTCATCATGTTATTGCCATAGCAATCCGCCCAATGGGCGCAAGAGCGCGGGCAGGTGGCGCGTTCTTCCAGTGTCAGTGTGAAAATGGGAAAGCCTGCAAGCCTGCCTTTTGTGACGCGCTTGCCGAGCTTGGTGTTGGTGCTGGCTTTAACAGCGCGTTCCGTCTTGCCCATGCCATCGGCGACGCTCTTGGCCCGCAAGTCATGGTAAACGCTACGGCCAGCCAGTACGGCCATTTCAGTCTTGGTTAATTGTTTCATCGCTTTGCCCTCCAGCTTGCGGTAATGAGCGGCGCTATTGCGCCGCCTGGTTGTTTTCGGTCTCAATGATGAATTGCAGCATTGCCAGTACGTCGGCAGGGTCGAGGTGGTCTGCATCAAGCTGCGTCTTAGCGAACATTGCTTTCTGGTAAACGTCCATCGCAAGGTCGTATGCAGACATTGATTTAAGCTGTTCGGTTGTCATTGTTTCACCCTCCAGTGACGTTGTGATGGTTCCTATATGGCGCACTGGTTGCGCCTAGTCAATAGAAAAAAACACCGGAAAGCAAAAAAAAGTAAACGACCATGCGCATAGCGTGTATATACTAAAGCAGCGGCAGGACAGTTGAGGGAACCAGAACAGTGTTGCGTTGTGTGATGGTGGCTCAATGGTTGGTTGTGCCTGTCACTACACACACAAAGACACGACAACACGCGGCAATGTATATAGTGTGGCATATCTGCAACAGTGTGACATCCAGGCAACAGTGACATATCCGCCACAGTGTTGCACCGCAGCACCAGGCGGTGTGGCGTAACAGCAACAGGGTACGGGGGGAGTGTTGCAGACCGGCCACACCCAGAGCGCGGGGCCGACCTTCCAGTCCATTAATTGACCAGTACACACTCACACCCACGGAGGAAGCATGGGCAAGATTACAAAGGCAAACACGACCGAGGTCATTGAGCTACTGAGCGAGGGCTACAGCTTGGCCAAGGCATGTGAGAAGACTGGCATATCCCGTGCTGGCGCATACAAGCGCATGAGGGCCGATGAGGAGTTTCGGGCCGCTGTGTACACGGCAAGGGCTGAGAGCGCTGAGAAGGCTCTGGAGGAGCTTGACGGCATGTATTTGAACGCACTGGAGGGGCGTCGGAGGTATGACCCCAACATCCTACGGGACTATGCGCAACACGTGCGCTGGAAGGCAAAGACTGCCATGCCGGAGCAATACGGTGAGCAGAAGAACCGTGCTGGCGTCGAGGTGAGTGACGGCACGGTGCGTATCCTGTGGGAGACAGATTGATGGATGTCAAGATTCCCTACAAGCCTCGTCCTTTGCAGAAGGACATGCACAAGGAGTTAAAGAGATGGAACGTGTTGGTAATGCACCGCCGCTTTGGCAAGACGGTGTGGGCAGTGAACCAGCTAATCAAGACGACTTTGACATGCCCGTTGCCTCGACCGAGGACGGCTTTTGTGGCCCCTACTTTCGCACAGGCAAAGCGGATTGCCTGGGACTATGTAAAGTTTTATGCCGGAGTTATCCCCGGTGTGCAGTTCAACGAGACAGAACTACGCGCAGACTTTCCTAACGGCGGCAGGATTATGCTGCTGTCTGCTGAGAACCCGGACGCCCTTCGAGGAATATATTTGGATGAGTGTGTCTTCGACGAGTTTGGCATGCAGAACCCAAGGGTATGGGGGGAGGTCGTGAGACCGGCGCTGTCGGACAGGCAGGGGTCGGCATGTTTTTTGGGCACCCCGGCGGGCCACAATCATTTTTATGATTTGCTGGAGACGGCCAAGGGCCAGTTAGCAGAGGGCAGCACCGACTGGTACTTCAAGATTTGCAAGGCCAGTGACACGGGCATCGTCAGGCCGGAGGAACTTGAGGCGGCTCAGGCGCAGATGACACCGGAGCAGTACGAGCAGGAATATGAGTGTTCGTTCACTGCGGCGATTATTGGTGCGTATTATGGCAAGTTGCTTAGCGATGCTGACGACAGTGGCCGTGTGACGCGGGTGCCATATGACCCGGCTTATCCAGTGCATACGGCTTGGGACTTGGGCATTAACGACTCGACAGCTATTTGGTTTGCGCAAGTCTTCCGTGGCGGTGCTGTGAACGTGATTGATTATTATGAGAGTAGTGGCGTCGGGCTGGACCACTACGCTGATGTTCTTAACCGCAAGGACTACACCTACGGGGACCATCTGGCACCGCACGACATTGAGGTGCGGGAGCTTGGTTCTGGTAAGAGTCGCTGGGAGACCGCTTATTCGCTTGGCTTGCGTTTTCGTGTTATACCTAAGATGAAGGTAGCTGATGGTATTAACGCAGCGCGTATGTTAATACCTAAATGCTATTTCGACCGCGACAAATGCGGCGAAGGTTTGGAGATGCTGCGCCAGTACAGGCAGGAATGGGATGAGAAGCGTAAAATGTTCAGAGACCATCCGCGACATGACTATACGAGCCATGCTGCGGACGCTTTCCGCTATCTCGCTGTTGGCCTGGAAAATAGAGAGGTCATGCGAAAGCCTCCACAACAGACTGCGCAAATGGAATACAACCCGTTCACGTTGTAGGAGTGAGTGATGAGTTCGAGTGTAGGCGTAGGCTCTGGAAGCGTAGGCAGACAGCCCAGGGATATTGCAGACCCAGACAAGCGCCGTGCCGCTGAGATTGAACGTGCGCAAGCCTTGTCTGAAACTGCGAAGGAGCGCGGTGCCGCCATTGCAGAAATCCGCAACCGGCCCGTAACGCAAGTCCCCGGCACTCTAGGCGCAATTGGCAGCATGGTCCGCGAGAACATCATAACAGAACTGGAAAAGGGTGGACGCCCTGTTCAGGTTACTGGCGAGTCTGGCAATGTCATAACCGTCGGCGCACTGCGCGGCGACCGTTACACGGGCCGTCCTGAATATGAAACTATTGCAAAGGAAGCACCGGGCGGGGGAACGATTGTTACAACACTTGCTGAGGTTGAGGCTAGTAAGCCACAACAGGAAAGCGACTCCGAGCCGACAATCATTACGCCAGAGGTAACGCCGGAGGTCACACCAGAGGTTGTCCCAAGCGGCACTCTTGCCGAGGCACCTACATCTCGGCGTCGTCGTTCTACTCGCGCTGGCGCTGCCGGTACGCTGCTTGAGGGCGGCGGTGTTCTTTATGAATAGGAGATAGGTATGAGCTTT